GATTATGTTATTAAGTATACTTTTCCAGAAGTTTATTTGAGCGATACAATAACGTATACTGAAGTTTCGCCTGCAGCCTTATTTGGGTGTATCGGAGAAACTTTGGGTGCCACAGGTAAACAATTCGGTCAAGATATTCTTGATGAAGTTTTTAGTATTGGAGATGCGATTGCTTATAAATTTCATGAATATACATGTAAAGATTCTCTTTCGGCAAAAATAAATGAAGATATTGAGTTGGGGCTTATAATAAATCCAAATGCAACGTTGGGCGAAGAGCAAAGTAATGAGAATCTGCTTGGCATGGCCCAAGAGCAGCAATATCAGACAATAAAAACAGAAAGTCCACCCTTTGCCTCATTTTGTGAAAGATTCGAAACTGCCGGCATATCAATAGCAGAAGGATCAATTGAGAAACAATTAGATAAAATGTGGACTGAAGCCTTTGACGACATTAAATTATGTGGATTATATGATGCTTTTGTGCAAGCAATGACGTGTTTGTTTAGTGGACTTACATTTGAAGATGCGATAGGATCTGTTACTGAAGGTGGCTTGCGAGGTATGTCAATTGCTAATTTCGGAGTACTGTATGATGGAATTCCAGCAGATAAACAGGCAGAAGTTGATCGATTGGCATTAGAAAAATTAGTCTCTGGCGACGTTTTCGATGATGAATTGGTTAATCAGCAAATTTCAGATGCTATTATAGCTGGAACGGAGCTAGTAAGACCATGGGGATACACCGCCGATGGCGTTCCCGTGCTCGATCTTTCCGAAGAAGAGAGGAAGGAAAGTAGCACTTATGGCACATCGGATTCTGATTCACAGATTACTTACCAGTCTAGTCGCAGAACGCTAGCACAACGATATGATATTACTAGTGGCGCTGGACAATTTAATGTTAGGATTGCCATGGAAGCCTATATTAACGCTTTCTTGGAGGTTTATTCAGATGATTTATTAGAACTATTGGACGAATTGAATAAGTTCCCGGGCGCCCAACTAGTTGCCCTTACGACTCTTATAGTAGATTGTCCTAGCACCCCGTTTCTTAATCCCGGCGTAATGGATTTTATTCATAGTACTGGATTACCAAATACATTTTGCAGAGATATTAAAGATCTTACATGGCCTAAATTAGTCAATCCATTTGGGTGGATCCCCAAACTTTCAGACACATTGGGCGCCCTCTTTGAAGGCTTTAAGGCAGCACTTCAGCTAGCTATTATGCAAATTTTGATGCAGCTATTGACCAAAGTATGCGAATTGATAGGAGATGCAATTTGTGACGCTCTTGAGTCTGGAGATCTTACGTCTTCTCTTTCTAGCTTTAATAAAGACGCGCTTAAAGATATGATTAAGGAATCAATCTGTGGCGAAGATGCTGATGATGAAATGGTTGACGACACAATTGTCAGTTTGATTTCTTCCAGTGGTGCCGGCGGCGCTGCATTCGCAGATCGAGAACAGACGATTGCCTTTGCAGAAGACATTGGCGCCTCTTTAACGGAAAGAGAGTTGATTAATGCTTTTCTGGGGAATCCATCTGACACTGCACTCACAATCGTAGATACCCATCTAGAATATGAACATCAATCATTTCGCTCTGCTCTCCCACATAAAACGGCGATTGCTAGGTTCTTTAAAAACATAGGTGCGTTCTTGCCGGCAGACTTTAAAGCAACTTTACAAGATATTGTAAATCAGCTACCAGAAAATGATACAACACCGGCTAATCCTACAATCTGTGCTGATCCAGAATTATTAGAACGATTTTGTGAATTGAGGGCCGATCTTTTATGCGGAAGAGCAAGCGAGGGACAAGCGAGAGAAATGTGTGATAGTTTGCAAAATCAGATGAAGGATGATTTGGGCGATCTGAGTTCTATTATGCAGAATTTAGATGAACACTTAAAAAATAATATGCCCCCCCTCGTTTCGGATCCTGGTTGTGATAACGGGCTTTTGCCATATGAGCCCGAAATAATAACCAACGCCGTCGCCGGCAGTCTTGGTACTGATTTAGAAAAACTTAAAGTTGATTTTTCAGTTGATATGCTTGGAAATGGACCTATGCCCGCTGATTGGGGAATGTTAAACATGATGTTGTCAGATACTATGGGCAATCCACTAACAACTCATATAAGAAATGTACAATTTAAAAGAGATTCGCTTAAACCTTATGTTGACTTTTATGGAGACTGGGATATGGCGCCCTTGGAGCAGATGGCCCTGGCTGCCATCGACCCCGGGCAACTCGGGCCTCTGATCCCGGATATGCTATCGCATCAACGGGGCGCATTCCCAACAAAAGTTGCTGCTTGGCTACAAAATGGTATTGGTGATATTAAAAATTCTACTCATGCCAAGATGGAAGCAATAAATTTAAATAACGATTGGAAGGAAGATTACTCTTGGATTAAGACACTAGAAGAGATAGGCATGCAAGGATTATATGGAGGCAACCTTGATTTGGCAGCGCTTCCAGATCTTGGATACAATATTGAAATGGAGCCCGTGCTTAGGACAGAGCCCTATTATAATCCTGCGACCAATGTGACATGGCCCCCCGGCTCAATTGAGGGAGTTAAATTTACAGAAAAGGGAAGAAAAGAAAATCCAGACATAACTTTAAGATTTAGTGATAATGCAAAAGGCATGGCTACATGGCCAGTGGCCCCCGGCGGCAAAGGCGCCGCCTCAGAATATTCATATGGATTTGATATATATAGTTATTTTAGTGATTTAATAGGAAGCGGATCCGAAACCATTAGCCCAGGCCACGAGATCGACCGCACAGTCAACCGTCGAGATGACAATATAAGAGTAAAAATCGAAGAAAGATTTAATTTAGCTTCTCATGTTGGAGATTTGTTATTTATTTATGAATCACCGCACATAAGAGCCACCGCGGAGACTCTCGAAGCCCACACCGGAGGTGCCCTCAGTATTAGCAGTTTTACTGGCGATGATACGCAGTTGGAGCAGGATCCTCCGGCCTCGGAGGCATCGTCTATGGTTGATGCTGTTATAACAGATCTTAAATATGAATTTATAGCTGTAGACGATACTTTTGATGTTATAGGCGAGGAATTTTTATCCAATTATCCGGATTTTCTAAGTTCATTCGAAAGCCACAACAAGACTTATGAGCCTCAAACCGTTTTGCTAAATGAAATGTTGGGCGTAAATCTTGAAAAATCTCAGAAATTTAGAGAAGATTTTATAGGCAATACTTTAGATACATTTTTCAAGACTGTTGCTGATATTGGTGCGAAAGAAGAGAGTGCTTGGGATTATGGCGCCAATTATGACGATTTAATGACAGAAGATTTTATGTATGGTGTTATTCATCCGGACAACGGCTCTTTTGTACAATATATGGAAGCAAATCAACTTATAAATGGCGCCGACAGACCTTATTATGAAAGAGACATGGTGCTGGGCATCAGCTTTAACCAATTTAAGACCATTGCTGAAGGTGGCACAATGAACGATGTGAGGGTGCTTTTTCTGGATCCTCCCACATTTGGAGGAAATTATCTTCGCCCCGCTTTACATGTTAGACCACTTAAGCCAGAAGGATGGCTAGGCGTTATAGACGTGTTTTTTCCTGAAGCTAGCCCCTGTGAACCAAAAAATGCTGATTTAATTGATTTTGAGCAAATTCAAAAAATGATGGATGATATTTATCCAAATATTCCCGAAGATGAAAGATTAAAGTCTGATCCGACATGTGCGCTGGAACTACCCTATAATAGAATTTTACAAAGACCAGCCAAGGCCGGCCTTGTTGGACTTATCACTGCCGCTATTAGACTTTATGTTTGTGCTCATTTTATTAAAGGGTTTCCGACATTTACAAAATTTGCTCCACGTTGTCCTGGCGTATTTAGCACTGTTTACGCTTCTTATATTATAGAAGTTATGGAAAAGCAGTTCAAAGATGCGCAAGCTCCTTTCTGGGAACTTTTTAATGTTTTTAAAGATGAAGAATTCTGGTATGCATTTTTAGAACAGTCAGTACAAATGTATGCGATGCTTGTTGATAGTGGTAATATAGCAGAACCGCCGCCGGCAGTATTAGATGCTCTTTTTAGACTTAACGATTTACAAGCAGATTATGAATTTCCATTCAAAAATGATTTACAAGTTGCGAAAGATACTGGTGATGCCGGCACCTTTCAGACACTTGGGGGCTATAGACTAGATAAAAATTTAGAAGCTGTTAGGGCGACCGAAGAGGACGCAAAAATAATCCTCAAAGAATTGGTGATTGAACAAATGAATTTTATGGCCGATAAATTCATAAATAATATGGGAAAACTCGGATGGCATCCAGAAGTTCATGATATGACTTATTATTTATTAGAAAAAATGACTGTTGATAGTGGACTTACATTGAATAGTGCAATGAACCCTGACGGCTCATTCACAGCAGACTACATCGATATTGGAACAGTACCAGATACTGAATATTATACTTATGGTGGTGAATTTGTAGTTGAGGAAGCAAATGAAGTAGATGAGGAAAACTCACCGGTGCGTGAATACGGCGAAGAATATGTTGGCGATTATCATGTAATTTCGGATGATAATGGAAAACTTATATGGGTAACCGGAGCAGAACACGTTGATGAACCACAGGATACATTGCAGCCAATAGTTTATAAAACTTCGGTACCGATTGGCGATGTTCCAGAACTCGGCGCCCCCTCAACTAAATCTGCTGATATTAATCAGCCGTTTATATTGGAAAAATATATTTCTATTAACGGTCAAAAGAAAAGCCCAACCACAGCATATGCTGAAATCAGAGATCCGAATTTAGATCTAGCACAAAATATTTCAGATATATATCCGGGCACACTTAAAGTTGTTGAAGATCAAAGTGGTAATCCCGTTGGCTTAAGTGGCGAATTGGGCGTTCGATATGGATTATTATTTTCTGTAGTAATCGAGGGCGCCAAATATGAAGTAACTTCGGTCGAACTCGATGCTTTAGATTTGCCACTTAATGAATTTTCTAATTTTGTTAGTAATAGCAAATTGCTACTTTGCCTTATTAATCATTTGAAGGAAGACAAGAAATTTAAACTTATTAGTGAATATGTTTTTCCGCTAAAAAAATTAGTTGGTTTAACAGCGATTTATAATGATATGGGAATATTGCCCTCAATAGGCGAATTAACTGTTGATAAATTTAAGACTTTTTGGAGTCCGTTAAGCCCTAATCCTGCCACTGCTGCTGGAACTTTCGTTCGCTCCATTGTCTCTCTATTTAGCGATGGTACACTATTTGATACCAATTCAAAACCTGGATTGCAAATTGTACTCGAAAAGGAAGACCTCCTTGACGAAAACGGAAATCCCGTGACACAGACTGTCGCAACACAGACCTTGGGGTCTCTTGGTACGGGAGATCCCGAATATGACGAAGAAGAGGTACCCATTCAAGTTGTTAAAAGTGCCGTTCTACAAAAACTTCCTGACGCCCCCGATGGTGCATGGGCCCACGTTCGAGATCGCCTTCCTGATACTCTTTTTAATCCATTAGCGGGATTCGGTATAATAGAGTGGGATTTTTGGAGTCAAGAGATACTTAGAAAGACCAGAGCCAGAGTTAAGAGAATATTTAAATCTTATTATCATTCAAAGGGTTTTAGTCTTGATACGAATTTTGGAGAATTTGTAAGCCCTGGTGAGATGATAAAGAAAGAACTCAAGGCAATTTTAAAACCGGCGCCCGGAGTTCGACAAATACCATACTGGATGCGCGGCCGATTAAGAACTAATCCGTTTGATGCTAATGGAAATGTATGCGAAAATGATTGATGATAATATTTATAGTAATGAGGTAATATAATATGGCTGGTTTAGCACCAAAATTACCGTTAACCAAAGATTCAGGAGATGGCTATACTCTAGTTAAAACACTCAAAAATATGATTAAACAAAATTTTAAAATGTTAATTCTTACGGTACCGGGTGAAAGAGTTATGGTTCCTGAATATGGTGTTGGTATGAAAAGATATTTATTTAATAATTTTAATGAAAACACTTATGCAGAAATAGATTCAAGAATAAGAGAGCAAGTTGAAATTTATATGCCGTTCGTTAAGATTCAAGAAGTGGCATTTGGCTCAGATAGCCAAGACATGAATTTGTTAGGAGTATCTATCAGATATTCTATTCCTAGAATTGGTGCAACAGATTTATTAGAATTTACTATTTAAAAATTGAGGGTTTTTTATGTCCGATGAACAGAAAAAGATAGTACCCATTGATTATACTCATAGAGAATTTAATTCAATTCGTGATGATCTTATACAAATAGCAGAAAGATTCTATCCAGATACGTTTCAAGATTTCAGCGAAGGCTCTTTTGGGGCAATGATGGTAGATGCAGTAGCCTATGTGGGCGATCAACTTTCTTTTTATTTAGATTATAATATTAATGAAACATTTTTAGATACTGCTTATCAATATGATAATGTATTAAGACAAGGAAGAATTTTAGGGTATAAATACACGGGGCGCCCCTCCACTTTTGGTAAAGTTGCTTTGTATGTTTTGGTCCCGGCTTCATCAACCGGCTTAGGACCCGATAAGGATTATATTCCAATTATGAAACGTGGATCTCGATTTACGTCAGATACTGGATTAAATTATGTTCTTACTGAAAATATTGATTTTAATGCACCACAAAATCCGATTGTTGCCGCAAGAACAAATACGGCGACGGGCGCCCCAACTTATTATGCGATTAAAGCATATGGAAATGTGGTGTCTGGATATTTTAGTCGCGATCAAATGACAGTGGGAGCCTATGAAAGATTTAAAAGAGTAGGACTAAAAAATCCCAACATCTCAGAAATTATCTCCGTTACTGATTCAGATGGAAATGAATATTTTGAAGTAGATTATCTTTCTCAAGATATGGTTTTTAAAGAAATATCGAATAAGAATTTTAAAAATGATAATGTACCTTCAATTTTAAAACCATATTTAGTATCAAGAAAATTTGTTGTAGAAAGAGGTCGTAATAACACAATTATTCAATTTGGAAGTGGCAAATCGGGCGAATCAGATGTTGTAGCCGATCCGGGCGCCGTAGCTATGGATATTTTTGGAAAAACCTATGTAACTGATACTACATTTGATCCAACAAAATTAAGTAAAAATGACAGTCTTGGGATTGTTCCTTCAAATACAACCTTGACCGTAGTATATCGAGTGACTAATCCCGCTAATTCCAATTTAGCAGTAAACTCACTAACACAAGTCTCAAATGCTATTTTGGAATTTAATGATAGGCAATCGCTTACTGCGGGCACCGTTAACACAATTATATCATCAGTAGAGGTGACCAATGAAGAGCCTATAGTTGGTGATGTAACAAGCGCTACAACGAGTGAAATTAAGAGAAGGATTTTTGACACGTTCCCGACACAGAACAGGGCAGTAACTCAAGCTGACTATGAAAATTTGGCATATCGTATGGCAGCAAAATTTGGCTCTATTAAGAGATGTTCCGTACAAAGAGATCCAAGCTCAAGAAAACGAAATTTGAACATGTATGTTGTTTCTGAAGATAAATTTAAGAAACTTGCAACTGCAAATTCAACTATAAAAAATAATTTAAAGACATGGCTTAATCAATATAGAATGATAAATGATACGATTGATATTTTAGATGCGTTTATTATTAATTTAGGAATTGAATTTATAATTACACCCTCTGCCGGAGTTAACAAATTTGATGTATTACAGGCATGCATAGCACAACTGAAAGGACGATATAGTAATCATTTTTATATCGGAGAGCCGGTCTATGTTACCGACATAATTACAGAATTAAATAAAGTCAAAGGTGTATTAGACGTTATTAAAGTAAAGATAGTAAATAAAAGTGGCACCGGCGCCGCCACCAGTTATTCTGGAGTACGATTTGATATTAATGAAAATATGTCGCCGGATGGAACATATATTGTTATTCCTAAAAATGCTGTTGCGGAAGTTAAATATCCTACTGTAGATATTAAAGGAAAAATTAGATAATGGCCATTAAACATTATTCAGCTTCGGCCGACACAACAATTGTTAATGCATTTCAGCCAAATTTAAAAACCAGAGGTACCGGCGCGAATGCCGGCGCTGCAGATGTTCTCGAAACGTTTTCGATTTATGGCCGCCAATCCACAAGTTCAGCGGAACTTTCTAGAGTTTTAATTAAATTTCCAATTCCATCTATTACCACTGATAGAAATAATGGGGTAATTCCGGCTAGTGGGAGTGTTAGCTTCTATCTTAGAATGTTTAATGCGCAACATTCTAAAACAGTACCATCGGGCGCTTTTTCTTATGTAATCGAACCTTTATCAAGAGATTGGCAAGAAGGCTATGGGCTCGATTTAGAAGAGTATAAAGATGTAACCAAAGGCAATGTAGGTGCAAATTGGCTATACGCCGATGATTCAACAGCTTGGACAAAAGTTGGTGGCGATTATGTAACAACTGCGAATGCAGCATATCCCTGGCGTTGGTATAATGTAACGGGCGGAATGGGCTTGGAAGATTTTGAGGTTGATATAACACAACTAGTGGAATTGTGGTCGGCCGGAACACTGAATAATTTTGGCGTTGGTGTACATTTATCCGGAGCGTATGAAGCAATATATTCCTCTGCCGACAACGGCACATATACAGGCTATATAGAAAACCCAACAGGCTCTACAACTTCTTATTATACAAAACGATTTTTTGGGAGAGGTTCTCAATATTTTTTCAAACGCCCCGTCATTGAGGCGCGCTGGAATTCGACAGTAAAAGACGATAGAGGTGATATTTTTTATAGCAGTTCATTGGCGGGCGTTAATGATAATTTAAATACTATATTTCTTTACAATTATGTTCGTGGTCAATTAGCGAATATTCCATCTATTGGCACAAAAGCTATTTTCGTAAGTTTTTATTCGGGCTCTGATGATAATTCGAAATCTAGTGGACAGGCCGCCTCCTCTAGCGCTACTACACGCGCCGCCATAACACTTCCAACGACTCTTCCACGCGCTTGGGTGACTAGTGAAAACCCCTATGTTGTGACCGGCTCTTACGTTTCTACTGGAATTTATAGTGCATCCTTCGCCATAACAGGTGTAGCCGCCCCCCTTACAAAGATTTTTGATGTCTGGCATGATGGAAGTGGCAAAAACAATCCCTGGGCTAGTGTAGAGTTCGCGACAGCCTCATTTAATCCGCTTAACATGAGCGCTTCGCAAACAGTTGCCAAACCAACATATTATATGAATATTACAAATCTAAGAAACAAATATCGCAATGACGAAACCGCCAGATTTAATTTATATATTAGAAATAAGAATTGGAGCCCCACTGTTTATACTGTGGCGAATACAAGCCCAGAAAGTACAACAATTATGAGCGCGTCATATCGCGTATTTAGGTTGGTAGATGGGCTTGAAGTAGTATCATATGGCACCGGATCCGATTTGCATACACAGTTATCGTATGATATATCGGGCAATTATTTTGATTTTGATATGAAATTGCTTGATCCGGGCTATGCATATGCTTTCAAATTGGCCTTTTATGATGCTGCGCTGACTTCCTGGGTCGAACAGCCTGAAATATTTAAGTTCAGAGTAGAAGAATATGAGTATTAAAAAACTTTTTGGTTCGACAAATAAATCTAGAAATTATCTGTCAGATACTACTGAAAAAAATGTATTCGAAGATGTTGAGTCTGCGAGAAATGTCCGCGCTATTGAAGCGAAACAAAATACATTTGTTCCGCAAATAGATTACGCAGAGCCGGCCAATTTTGCAAAATATGGTTCTGCCTACTTGTATTATAAATCTGCTGTTGAGCACATATATGATTATTACCCGTATGATGGCTCTGATGCCGAAATTAATGAATTTTATAATAAACTTCTCGATATTGAAAAATATATTTTTGACAATTTATATCCCCGAACAAATGGATATGTTAGATTAAGTAATGATGGGTGGGGCTCTTTAGATGGTTCCTTGTCAGATGGCTATGGAACACCAGCAACTCCAGAATATATTACTTTTTTTGGTGGACCAAATACCGCATCTTATACTAAATTAACTCAAATATTTGATAATCCAACAAATAATAAATACCAATTTTCAAACATATACAACACAGATATTTATACTTCCGAAGGATTACCATCGGATTATGCTTCTGGTTCTCGTGAATCAAATCTTAAAGCCGATTTTGACAACGGCGTGACCATTGAATTTTGGCTCAAGAAGGATGCTTTTACAAATGCCAAAACTGAAAAAGAAGTTATCTTTGATATGTGGAACAATGAAACTTCTGGAAGCAGCGACTATGGAAGAATCAGAGTGGAATTGGACGGAGACGCGTCCGGTTCTCCTTTCTTGATTACGGCATTATCTGGTACATCCGGCATATATCAACAATCGATTGGCACTAATCTAACAATTAGCTCTTTAAAATCATTCCAGCATTATGCGATTAGTCTGCAGAATTCAGGTAGTTCTTTTGTTACAAAATTATATGTTACCGGGGCCATAGAAGATACAAATGTAATTACCGGTAGTGCTACTGGTCCAGCCTGGACGGCGCCCCTTAATGCGCTGAAGAGTAAAAATATGATGGGACGCATAGGGGCCCTTTTAACTCCCGCAGCTTCGCCTGCTGGTCCGGTTGGCGCCGCCACTGCAGGTAAATTAAGTGCTTCTTTGGACGAATTTAGATTTTGGAAAATCGCAAGAGATTCGAATCAAATTGCTCGTTATTACAACGATAACATAAGGGGCGGTGCAAATACTGACATAAATAATGCGACACTCGGTATTTATTTTAAATTTAATGAAGGGATAACCACAGTCGCAAGTACTGACAGTACTGTGCTGGATTATTCTGGTCGCATAAGCAACGGTGTCTGGACAGGTTATGGTTCCAATTCTAGAACAACTTCATCTGCTATTGTTGACGCCAGTGCTGCATCAACAGAATATAAAGATCCAATTATATATCTATCTCATCCGGACGTAACTTCTTTAAAGACAGATTTATTGACCAAAGGCGAGTATCATGATGCAAACAATAATGCTGCTTTTGTTAATTTAGCTCCATCATGGGTACTAGAAGAAGATGAAAATTACACTAGTGATTTAAGATTGCTTTCGCACATTGTAGCTGCATATTTCGATAAGCTTTATTTACAAATTTCCGCTGTACCTTCCTTTAAGAGAACAACCTATACTAGTGCGTCAGCTGTTCCATTGCCATTCGCAGAACATTTGCCTCAATCACTTGGGCTTTATACTCCAGAACTATTTGTTGATTCAAGCGTGTTTGAGAAATTCTTAAATAGAAATCAAGATGTTTTGTTTGAATCCGATCTGAATGAAACAAAGAATTTAATTTATTTAAATCTTTACAATAGTTTAGCTGGTATTTTTAAGGCAAAAGGCACAGAAAAGGCAATTAAAAATGTATTTAGATGTTTCTACCTAGACGATAAAGTATTGAGATTAAAGACATATGTTGATAGTCAAACTTACGAATTAAAAGATAATTTACAATTAATATTGGCCGAGAATACATCAATTAATTTCAATAAAAGAAGTAATCTTGCCGGCGTTGTATATCAAAAAGCAGATTCTTCTAATTCGAATGCAGCCGGATTTATTTCTGGAACTTATGCTAGCGATAAAGAAGATAGATATGGGTTTACAGCCGAAGCAAATATAATTTTTCCTAGATTTTCTTTACAAGATGCATCATATGATAGAGATTATCGACAAATTTCTTTATTTGGTATGCATGAGGCCAACACAGCTTCTGCTGATGATACCACTTGGCTAACTACTGATGATGCAAACTTTCAAGTCCTCGCGATTAGAGATGCCGAAAAATCAAAAAACGTTTATTTTAAATTAACATCATCGAACTCTCCATATCCATTTCCCACTTTAACAAGCAGTGTCTTTTTTGATACCTATGATAATGAACAATGGAATATTTCTGTTAGAATTAAGCCGGATAATTATCCGCTAGCGACCTTAGTTACTGGTTCTACTGTGTCTAACTATACTTTAGAATTTAGAGGCATTAACGCTGTTGGTGATACACTTCAGAATAATTTCTTATTGACAGCATCTCTTTCCAGAACAACAGGATCGAATTTCGCAAAATCAGCTAAGAGATTATATGCTGGTTCGAGAAGAACAAATGTCACAGGAGCCATTCTTGATAAAAGTGATATTCTTTTTACTAGCTTAAAATATTGGACGAAATATCTTGAGAATAATGATGTTGAACAACACCTGTATGATATAAACAATAGGGGCATATCGGGATCATATCAGAACATTTCTGCTTTAGATAGCAATTTATCGGGATCAGATGCTTTAAATCTTAATACTTTAGCATTAAATTGGACTTTCGATAATATAACTGGTTCAGATAGTGGCGGTAATTTTTATTATGTAAGCGACATTAGTTCTGGCTCGGCAGATATAAGAAATAATTATGACTGGATCGGCGGAATTAGTGGGTATCAACATACCGGCTATGGATATGGATTTGTAACTAGCTCTACTGATGTAATAAATAAAGAACGTCTCAATTCTTTAAAACTTATAGATCCAGAGGGCCCCGTGTATTCGGAAATGGTTCAGGCTTCATCTGCAGGTATTAGATTTTTCCCAATTCCAGAGACACGTCCAAAATATTTTTATACTCTTGAAAAGAGCATGTATAATGCAATATCGGAAGAGATGTTGGCATTTTTTGCCGGAGTTGTTGATTTCAATAATTTAATTGGCGAACCTGTTAACCGATATCGTGAACGCTATAAGTCATTAGAAAAATTAAGAGAAATCTTCTTTAGAAGAGTCACACAAGTTTCTGATGTAGAAAAATTTCTTAATTATTATAAATGGCTTGATGATGCAATTGCGGAGATTATTGCGCAATTAGTGCCGGCTTCTGCAAGATTTATTAATGATACATATAACATAATCGAAAGTCATGTTTTAGAAAGAAATAAATATAAAACTCAATTTCCAACTCTTGAATTTAAGCCCCCCGATCTAGAAGCTGCTCTTTTGGGCGCCCCACAATTAGGCTTTGTTGTTCTTGGGGACGATGGTGATAACCAGCAGGAAGAAGGACTGCAGGACGCCGATGCATCGCCACGTCCCCATGGCGCCCGGCCTAACCGCTTTAAATCTTCTGGTGATACTAATGTTGATTTGGCATTAAAAGAAATTGCTGCTAACATCGGATTATCTAGCGATCCAAATCCAGTATTTCTTACGGACGCCGATGGAACAACATATAAAAGAAACCAAAGTATAAGTAGACATTTCTCCAAACCATACGTATCAGAATTTACCAGAGGGGAAACGACTTCTCCTAGTATTATTAAAGGTGGCGTGAATTTTGACAATAATAAGAGAATAGATTTTACTTATAATGCATTATATCCTGCCGGCCCAACTAATCAAAGTGGTGGAATTTTTGTACCACAAAACGTTTTGCTTGGATTTACAGCAGATTTAGTAGCAGAAAAAAGCGCCTCTTTCGTTCCGTATCCAAATAAGAAAACAAAGAGAATTATGAAGGTTCAGCATGGGCGCGATTGGGAAAATGCAACAGGCTATAGTAATGTCAAATCATCGATGGCATTTCCATTTAATTTGATAAGTTCTTCTGTTAAGTCCGGCTACAATAAAGAGGTTATTGAAAAAATTGAAGCAAATGTGATGATTACGAATTTACACAATGATGTATATGGCTCCGATATGGAAAAGCCGGCCCAGGGGCCCTTTACTGAATTCGCAGTCGGAGGTCATCAATCACGGCACATAAGTTTGAATACGGGCTCAGATGATTATAAAACGCGCCCAGAGGCATGGAAAATACTTCTAGATACGTGTGATGCAATTCGAGCTATTAGTGGTGGTATAGCTATGGTGGGCGCTGATTATCCATGGCCAGAAGCAAATGCAGTGGGCGCTACGCCATATCCAATGACTGCATCTCAAAAAGCAGTATACTACCGCGATCATATTGCGAAAAGACCGGTAAATATTCGCAATATTCATCATACAACTGGCTCTACAAAGTTAGGAAACTACAATCATAAATATGAAGTTGTTAGTAGTGTCGGAGCTTTTTCAAATCCCCGGGGTTTTGTAGATAATCAGCCCACATTGCCAACTCAAATTACGAACACTCCATCGGCGTCACAAGGGCGTTCTATTCTTGATATAAGAAGAGACGCGGACAATCATTTCGAGTTTATACCAGCATATTCAATCAATTATCTGACAGCTAGTGCCAATAAAACAATTATTCGTGGTAAATTTTCATCTGGTGGCGGCTTAGAAACAATGGGCGTTGGCTATAATGACATTCGCTCAGATGAATATTCTGTATATAATGCTTTCAATTATAGAAACTTAACAGTTATAAGACCAAATCAGAATATATCTGGCACTGTGTCTGAGGCGGTCGGATCCGGAACTGCCGGAATTAGAGTATCTGATATTCATGGAAAAGATTTTGGTCTTCGTACACATCTTGCAAGGCATGCCGGCCGCTTTGGTAGAGATTCTACACTGGTTACAAATCCTGGCGCCTCCTACGATCAGTCGCCGGCATTTAACAAGATTCAGAGAAATCCTCGCAAAAGAATTATTCAGAATGCTGATGGAACATTCGCCACTTCTTCTCAATATGATAACTTTTACGTGCAACATCAGATTCCCCGGGCAGATCGTCAATATGCATGGGTTACTGGCTCATTAGCTTCTGGCGCCCTAAAAGGCCCAGATGAAATACGTTATTATGGCTATGCCCCGGTTACAGGGCCACAAGCCGGTTATTATTCTAGTTCTGCTACAGGCTGGACTGCTTATTTTGATTTCGTATCTGCTAGTTCAGTTTTGGGCAAAGCAGGAACAGCATCAATTTATCAACCAACTTTAGGTCTTAATATATATGTAGTCGATCCTATTGATGCAAACAACGATAATAATCAAGGATACGCCCTTGTTACAAATGTTACAAATTATTATAATAATACATTACTAACTAAATATAAAATTCCAGGCAATCTTAATAGAAAAGCAGATTATTTCAATTTGCTTATGGCAAGACGCAAAAATGTTTTTGGATATCGTGCCGCCCCACAAACAGGGCCCGCACAACATCCAATATTGCGAAGACATCGCATGCAGAATACATTTACGGCTGAAATGGGAACATCCCAAAGATATACTGTTAAGCCGGTCACATTACGAGGACGCCCAGCTTCAATTAATGTGGATATTGACAATGAGAATGTCACCCTAAAGACAACTTATGGTAACGAGAATCTCTATTTTAGTGATTCGGAATTGAATGAAAGATTGTTACACAACCCGCCGGCTAAGGAGACCCCATTTAGCCAAATTATTGATATCGCCAACACTTCAACTAATTATAAATTAAATTGGGTTCTTTATTCTGAAACATTATTTCCTTCTGCAATAAATGAATTTACATCTGGCTCTTCTACACGAGTAGGATATGATAATTTATATTGGAGAAATGTCCAGCTAGATAGAAATAACTTACATAATGATAATGTTTTAACTAACTCCTTTGGACTAAGAGTGAGTCAAAGTTCGTGGCCACTAGATGCCCCATTAGGGTTTCTCACCAGAAGCGCCATATCTTCAATTAGCAAAAATTCTACACTTGCTTTGAGAGGGACGAATTCTGCTGGTGAATTACAAAATGAATATTTCCATATTGTATCGGGAACATTTGCAGTCGTTATCGCAAACAAAAGACAAAATCTTATAGCTTCCGGATTATACTCCAGAAAACATACCCTTCCGGGGCCCAACACCGTTGTTAGCCCTTCTGGTATGCCCATTCCCGAAACTGGATCTATAACCTATACCTCGAAATTTACAAATGTTGTTGGTTTCGGCGCCGGCGAAGCAGTTTGGGAAGCTGATACTCAAGCGGGCATTGTGATAAAATCAGGTACAGGTTCTGTATTCCAGGCTTCTTCTTCGACGCCCTGGTTTGATGATTATGATGCCTATAAGGATGATTTAACTAAAGTTATTAAAGGTTATGCGGTAATTCCTGAATTTAGAATAAGCGAACATGTTGAAGATTATATGAAATTTGGCATTGATGCGAATAATAAGTTTGATACATTTGAAATTGTAGGAACAAACAAAAATAGTTCACAAGCTGATTTCTACAAAGATTATTCAAATTCTGAATTTATGACTGAATTCTTAAACGTTAAAGAAAAAACATTATTAGATGCAAAAGAAATAATGTTAGTGTGTAGTGCATCAATTAGACTTAATCCTTATAATGGGTTTTATCCTGCGCAACGTACTGTTGAATTGGTAAAAAGATTTAAGAATTCATTTGGTAATTCAATAGTAGGAGAAGATAACGTTGCTTCTGTTCCGAACGCTACATCGGGCATTACACGACCATTAATGCAAACTTTATTTTCTCCTGGTTTATTGTATAATACAATTAAATCTGGCATAGCTGTTGATTATCCCATTATTACCGATCATACGAAATATATGAAAGATTATTACGGCAACATTACCACGAATTCTTCGACGTGGATGATTACTACTCAAACTACTAGTTCATCCCCCGGAATTGAAGGATATGAAGGTGGATCATTTTGGGATTATAGAATTCCTTTCGAGGCTTTAATTAAACCTGAAAAATATCTTAATAACTTAAGATTTTTTGATTTTGAACCTCACCCCTCGGCCTCTCTCAACAATGTGACATCTTCCTTTAGGGGAGAGGGTGATCCATTATATTCTATGATGGCATCTAACTTCTTTGGAGAAGTAGGAAACTTCTTTTTGAAAGACGGCGCCTATACTCGACTTGAATCGAATACAGTTACATCTGATTTAGAATTTAAATCTGGAAGTATTTTTGGAGCACGCCTAAAGATTCGTCGCTCAATGAGTGGAAGCAGGGTATATCGATATGAATCCGGATCCAGCGGAAATAATCTTGCATATGGTCAGTATGGAGGCAGGGCATATAACTCTACAACCAAAAAATTTACAAATGGTGTTTTTCCATTGCCACAAGATCCGCGACAAGCGCCGAAAAAGAAGCTACAAGAAGATTTCACAATGTATAGCCGTCCGACAGCCTTTGGTCCCCCAATCGCGGGAAGACCTTCTTCATCTTACGCAACATCATCAAATGTTGCTTTAACAGATCCTGCAGATAGCGCCGCCGGCTTTAATTGGGCGTATACACCTCCATATTATAATGGCGAAGCATGGCTTGATTTTATTTTTGCGCCAACTCATGATACAAAATACGATTTGGAAAAGATATTATCAGAAGCAAAAACAGTTTTTTGGCGCGCCGACCCTGGTATTTCAGCATCAGTCGGTGTAGGTGCGTCTGTTGCACTTTCAGGTACACAATTATTGCCTACATTTAGTGGAAGTCATGCAACCCATCCAGATTATGGCGGTGTCGGTGATTTAATTTATGATGGCGCCAACGTCAATCTGAATGCAATGCAAATTACTGCCAGTATTAATTGTTTTGGAGTTGAAAGAGTAACAAGACAGAGAATGGATCAATTTGGTAATCCGATATCATCTGAAAACGAAACTGTTGGTAAGAAATGGGTTATCCAGCCCAAAATGGAGACTCCAATGCTAAACTTTAATAACTTAGGGGCTCATCCGATTACAAACGCAGCCTCTAATCTTAGTCTTCCAACATATTCTTCAGCATCGGTACCCCGAGGAATGTGGCATCAATTTGGTATAATTGACCCGGATCCAGCAAAAGGAATCTTTTTAGAAATTGGAGACATTCCTGTGGAATGGCTTAAGTATCATTATGAAGTTGTAAACAATAATAGCGCCTACAATAAAGAGAATGCTAGCCTAAATGGTGCCGCCGTTCATAGAAGAATGAAATCACTAACAGATGTTGTGAAGTTCGATAATAATAATATCTCGAAACGTTTGGGAGAATTGGCCGATGCTCTAACTATTAGAGAGGCGATTGTGGCTATTCCGTATCAAACAATAGTATCAACAACAGATTCAAAATTAACTAATTACAGGCAACAAAATAAAACATTCTTTCCAGTCGATAGAAAGAAAATAAATGCTTGTTTAGATTCGGCTATCGGCAGCAAAGAGGGCGATTCATTGGAAACTGCCGGCGAATCTATTAGAAAATTGGTTCAAAAAATGCAGAGATATAATTTACCACCACAATTTGATTTTATCAACAATCTTACAATTGATCCGATGGCAATGTATATTTTTGAATTTGAATATACATTTGATAAAGACGATCTAAGTTATATTTGGCAAAACTTAGCGCCTCGGAATTACAAGAAGATTACGAAAACTGCTACCTCCATAGCTCATCCCTTTGCGGATAATGAATTATTAGATGCCGAGAGCATAGTTGATGAAAATACCAGATGGATGATATTTAAAGTCAAACAACGTTCGTATGCTAAATATGAAGATCAAGTTATTTCTCAAATTGGTGAATCAGCGAATAAGGGCGAAATTTTTGAGAAAGGAACTCAAAATAAATCTAGCACGTATCCGCTTGAATTTAACTGGCCTTATGATTATATTTCATTTGTAGAATCTGTTAAATTCGATACGGAAATACTTTATCAAGGTTCTACCAAGCAATTAAGCAAAGGAAAGCTTTCGGCAGGAAATTTCAATCAGCAAGCTAAGAATGGACAGGTCCCACAAAAAGGCTCGACCGGTAGACAGCAAGCTAAGAATGGACAGGGCTTGAAAAAAGGCTCGACCAGATCAACAGCCACAGATCGTACAACAAATCGAGGTCGCAATCGAGGTGGCGGTAATTATTAAGGATTAAAATGGCAAAATTTATTAATAAAAAAGAACAAGTTTTTGATTTGAAATTGACTTCATATGGTCGTTATCTTCTCTCTATTGGCACATTTAAACCAACTTATTATGCTTTTTATGATGATAACGTTATTTATGATAAAAAATATGCAAACACCAGTTCTGTAGAAAATCAAAATAACGTTGATAAGCGCATTAAAGATGATACACAATATCTCGAAAGTTTAGTACTTTTTAAAGATGTGGAGGAAACTTTGCAAAGTGCCGGCGGGGCCCAAAACTTTGAAGATGACCCCAGCATTACAGGGCGCATGACGGTTCCCGATGCGACTATTTTTAAATTTGATGCTGCAATAGGTGATGCTCTTTTAGATGGTGCAAAAAATCATGCGCCGGCCTGGAAAGTAGCTAGTTTACAAAGTAGAATTAGCTCTTCAGTTGGAAAAGATAACGCTAATGATACATTAATTCCGCAACTTAATATCTCCGCAAGCTATACACTAAGGGTATCAGAAAATGAATTCAATTTTGATCCTCATGATGTCCGCGAGTTAAATAATAAAACTGGAGTATTTATGGATAATAATGTTATTGAATTAATAAGTGATGATCCGATATATTATACTGAAGAATTAAATACAGAATTGCTCAACAAAAATTTTGAAATTGAAGTCTTCCAGATTTTAGATACACCCCATACGGGCAGTGTCGAAAATGCTATTTTTGCAAAAGAAAATTTATTGAGAAAATATTTCCAGAAAGAAATCCCACAAGTACAAAATGGTTTTTTGGTTTCAGAGACCAAAAAGACAATTGATGTAGATAGATTATCAACAGGTAGTATTGAATATTATTTTGATGTTTTGCTCGATACACAAGTAGAACAAGACTTAGCCTGTAGGGGCGCCTCAATATTTAATAAAGAATCATATTATATTGATTTAGATTTTGATTGTGAACAAGAGAAGGATAAAAGTTTGTTTTATGATATTTATGGATCAGTTACGGAGCCCGAAATATGTCTAGATTAATTTTAAAGGGAGATGTACGAAGTAATATTGGTGAATTTCTTCCGGCGCCATTTATCGATAGAATTTATATTGAAGGGACGGATTCCGAAAGTCAACTAAGGGTTCAAACATCTGTATTTGTATCTGATGAAATCGATAGAGTGGTGTCAGAAAACGGAGTAGCCGTATCAGATGAAAGTGCTTACAAATCTGCTCTTGAAAAAATAAATTATTATACATTAATTATGATTAATATGAGCCATACTGGCTTTTATGAAGACATAATAAATGGAGAAGTAAATCCTTTAGCTTTGTATAAATATACAAATTCATTATTTTCTGGAAAAACCGAAATTTGTCTTAATGGAAGTAAAGGCCGCTGTTATTCGGTAGATTTCGGGACAGTATATTTAAGTCAGATTTATCCGTTATCAGAAACACCAGAGACATTATTTGATGAAAATGGAAATAAAATTTTAAAATATATGTCGGAAAAAACATTTAGGTCCCCAACATCAGTTGTAGAATATGGAGGAGTTGAGGCAGAAGAAATTCTTCCAGACTCTTGGAATTCCGTAACTTCAATGCAAGTATTGGCGTTTGCCAGTACTGAAAATCTGGATGATTTACCAGAAAAAGAAGAAGACGCTAATATGCTGCTTCTTGATACTCAAATATCTGATATTTCATATGAGAAAGTTTTCGAGAATGGCTTAATAACAGACAGAAATCAATCAGAATATATAGATAATAATGATGCGATATATGATCAGACCGCCATGATTGCAATCGATTCTTTGGCTTATAAAGTTAATAAGATATCTCATGAACAGATTGCTGAAAATTTTCAAGATCTATTGAATCAATATTCTGGAGAATACGAGAAGGAAGCAGGAAATGCCAAGCTTAAAAGAATGATGGATAATATTTCTTTTATTCTAGAAACTTTTGGAGATAAAGCCGATTTATTACCACAATTGAATACGCTTAGAAGAGCATTTCCCGACAAAACGCCGGCCAAGCCCATTGGTAAATTTTATAAGAGCTTCAGGGAAAGAATATTTAATATAAATAAAGTTGTTAAAAATGGACAAGCCTTAAAAAGAAAAATAGTTTACAATGGAAAGGTTGTTGATTTGCGCGCAACTCCGATTGGTGATGAAGTAACACTTAGTCATGATGGCTCTCCTATTGGTTCAAATTATATATATTCAAATAATTGGGTAGCATCAAAAATGG